AGCACACTCGAAATAATGGAACGATCTTTATTGGAACCGATAGTCATGTTGAACGACAGCAGTGTATTTTCTCCACAGCAATATGTTTCCATGGCGCAGACGGGCAAACAGGTGGCAGATACTTTTTTAAAAAAACAAAGTTCGAGGCTTTGAAGTTTGCAACAATATTGGAAAGAATTACTTTAGAAGTTGAGAAGTCAGTCAAATTATCTTTGAGTATTTACGAGCAGTTTCCTGATTCAAATATTGAAATTCATTTAGATATATCATCAGCAGATAAGAAAGAAAAAACAAGCTCTTATGCAGATATGTTAATCGGTTATGCTAAAGGTGTTGGATTCACTTGTAAAGTAAAACCAGAGGCTTTCGCCGCAAGCTCTATAGCTGATAAACATTCAAAATAACTTGACTTTTATCTATTTATTGCTATAATCAATAGGAGTTTCGCTTTATGAAATGGGAAACAAAAGATAAATTATTAAAAACGGGGTTTGTATGTGCTATCATCATAATGATCGTTGGAATAGGATCTTCTTTTCATGAATGCCAAAGAGATGTTGTTAAAAAGAACTGGTATGGTGAGCAAAGCAGCAAGAGTACCGTTGAGCAAGAATGTCCTTGTATTAACGATTGTCGATAATGCGGGGTATCATAATTGGTAATGAATCAAGCTGTTAACTTGAGATATGTAGGTTCGAGTCCTACCCCCGCAGTCTGCAATGGGGGATGTAGCTCAGTTGGTAGAGCGCTGCCTTTGCAAGGCAGATGTCGCAGGTTCGACTCCTGTCATCTCCATTCTTTAAAAATTTAATTTGGCTCCTTAGCTCAGTTGGCTAGAGCGGCTGATTTGTAATCAGCAGGTCCACGGTTCGAATCCGTGAGGAGCCTTCGGTCACAACAAAAAGAGGTAAAATGCTTACTAAAGATCAAATTCTAGAAGAGTCTAAATATTTCCTTGGAACCGACAACAAACTACTAAAAAACAAATATGTAAAACGACGTGACCTCATTGATTTCTTGGTTAAAAAGGGTTTATTCTCTAGTTTTGAGGAGAGATCTTGTTTGAAACGAGAACTTAAAAAAAGAAAAATCAAATTTTCTAAAGATATAAATCAGAAAGATCTCGTTGATCTTGCATTGAAAAAAAAGCTAAACTTTAATGAGTTCATCTTATAAATTGGAGGATAATATGACAGACACAGAGAAAATCAAAGAAGGTCCTAAATGGACAAATGACCGCTTCTTTTCTTTGCACCTTGAAGCATTGGAAAGAGTTGAAAAATTAAAACTTGAATGGTCCAACAAAAAACAAGCCAATATGCAAGCAAAGGTTCGCAGAAAAGCAGACGGACGTTTTCAAGTAAAATATAGAAAAGAGCCAGTACTAAACGAAAAGGAGACTAAAGATGGGAATCGTAACCGAAAAAATAAAAGAACTACAAGCAGCCCAAAATTTAACGCTGTCGCAGGTATTTAAAAAATACCCATTCTTGGCAGAACTTCAACATGAAGAAGTTTTGCAAGAACAAGGAAAGGTTGAAGGGCGCTCCATAAATGAAAAGCAACTTAAGCTTTTACTAGGATGAGAATGATAGATGAAGATTTAAAACCACTTCGGGAATATTATCACAAAGAAACCCCGGAAGAATTTGTTGTCTTGATGAATGTGAACTACCACAAAAAGACCGCTACTTTGTTTTATAAGCAAACAGAAAACGTAGAGGTTAAAAGCTTTGACTGGTGTAAACAGAATTTGGTGTTATTAAATGAATTCAATCGATAAAACAAAAGAAATTTATATTTTTGATGTTGACGGGACCCTTACCCCTCCTAGACAAACCATAAGCACAAATTTTGCTTCATTCTTTACAGAATTTGCTTCAAAAAACCAAGTTTACCTTGCTTCTGGAAGTGATTTAGAGAAAATCGAATCTCAATTGCCTGAAAGCATTTTGAAAACTGTTCACGGTGTGTTCACCTGCATGGGAAATTGCTTACATCAATATGGAAAGAAGATATATCAAAATGATTTTATCGAAGTTCCCGGTCTTCGTGAAGATTTAAAGGATAAGGTGCTTTCTTCCAAGTACCCTAAAAGATTTGGTAACCATATCGAAGATAGAGTCGGAATGATCAATTTTTCTGTTGTCGGACGGAATGCCAGTCAAGAGGCTCGCGAGGAGTACTCTTCTTTTGACAAAGAGATTAACGAACGAACCTTGTTTGCGTCAGTGTTGAATAACAAATATAAAGATAAGGTCACTGCTGTAGTCGGAGGCGAAATAAGCATCGACATCTATAATCCTGGAAAAGATAAATCACAGGTCTTAACATATCTTGAAAACAATGCTATGATCTCACAAAACACTGTAATTAACTTTTATGGTGATAGAACAGAGTTTGGCGGAAATGATTTTGCCCTGGCATCAGCGATTGAAAATTCACAATATGCGAATAACGTTGTAAGGGTCAAAAGTTGGAAAGAAACTTGGAAAAAAATTCTTTTTCTACAAGCTAAAAAAATATAATTTAAGGAGTTTTAAAATGGCAACCACCAAAGAATTGGAAACAAAAGTAAATAATATCACATCGCGCTTGAGTGACCTTCGTGATGATATGGCAGTTTTGCAGAATGAATTAACAACTGTTGTTAATAGGATCGAACAAGATATGAAACGAGTTATTACAGAAATAAAAACTAATAAAGGATAAAAATGATTTCAACTAAGTGGATTACCGAAGTGGATTCGGACGAGCAACCAAATGCAGCCCGTGGTGGAGACGAAGCGAGCAGCAGTTCTGAAAAAGACCAAGTAACCTCGGCTAACAATAGAATTTATTTCTATTCGGAAGTTACTCGTCCCAAGATCCTTGCTTTGAATAAGTCTATTAAGAATTTAGAAATCAATATGACGAACAAAGCCTGTGCTCTCCAAACAACTGCTATTGGAGATATCCATCTCCACATCAATTCATATGGTGGGAGCGTTTTCGCTGGCTTTTCTGCTGTAGATTATATTAAGACGTCTGAAGTACCTGTGACTACTGTGATTGATGGTTGTGCCGCCTCTGCTGCTACAATAATGAGTGTGGTAGGAGAGCATCGAATGATGCACGAACACTCTTTTATGCTTATTCATCAACTCTCTGCTGGAAGCTGGGGTAAGTATGATGAACTTAAAGACGATATGGCTAATAACGATCTCTTGATGAAAACCATCCGAGATATTTATATCCAACACACAAAGATACCTGCAAAAGAGCTTGCAAAGATGCTCAAGCAAGACCTGTGGTGGACCGCAAAGACCTGTTTGAAGTATGGTTTAATCGACGAGATTATCGCTTAATTAATACATTTAGTCAAACATTCACGACCAACACAATCACAGTTATTTCCATCGATAGTATCAAGGTACTTTTTGAGACTTACATCATCTAAGTAAATCTTTTTTGATCTTTTTTCTGGAATATCTGTCCACTCGGTTCTAATACCTCTGGGTACATTATGTGGTGTGTATTCCTTGATATAAGCCATCAAGTCTTTATGATGCGGACCAAAAGACAGGTGATGATACCTACTGTGTACAGAGTGAATCATACCAATAAGTTCGCCTTGCACGTTGAAAATTGGTGAACCTGAACTTCCTCCGATGGTGGGGATCGTATACAAAGCCATGCCCCAGTATTTACCAGAATATCGACCTTCCAATACTGGAATAGTCTTTTCACCGAATACTCCCAAGGAAGCAGCAAAGTTGTACACCTTATCGCCAACATCGGGTGCATCATCCCAATTGATAGGAAGGTTAGGAATCCTTAATGATTTGGAGTGAAGAATACAAACATCCTGTACTTCGTTAAAGTCTACAGTAACTGTAGCATGCCTATTACCTTCAGAATCAACAAGGAAGGTATGCTGTGTGACTTTTACATTTTTAAGTCCGAAAGGAACACCCATCGCTGGATTGCAAGTATGCCCAGTTGTTAAAACGTATTTCCCACCAACTGAATCAGCGATAGCAGAACCAGAAGAGGAAGAGGACATTTTAAATGTATTACAAATATCTCCTGTGCAGTGCTCGATAACATAAAGTGATTCAACTTTCACCATTGAGTCAATGTTAATTATTTCACCTAGCTTGTATTGTGAGTTAATAGGGATATGGCTGCAAGAGCTACAAGATACTAACACTAAAAGCGAGAGTAGAGACAATAAATACATTTTAAACTTTAACATGGCTTATGATATCCTTTTGTAAATAGCAAGCTATATGTAACTAGGAGTTATATACTAAAATGGATTCTAACAAGAAAATAATTGCGTTAAGTGGAGGTTTCGACCCACCGACCAGAGGTCAGGTAGCAATGATCCAAGAAGCTGCTGAACTAGGAGACGTTATTATAATTCTTAATAGCGATGAATGGTGCGCCACCAGAAGATGGGACGGAAAGAATTTTCTTCCTTTTAAAAAAAGAAAGAGCATCTTATTAGAGATCCCTGGAGTTATAGATGTTGTAAAATCGAAAGACGACGATGGGACAGTATGTGCTACGTTAAGGCACCTTAATCCTGATTTCTTCGGCAATGGCGGACAACGCACCGTTGATAACACACCAGAAGTAGATGTATGTAAAGAACTTGGTATTGGGATGCTATTCTTTTTAGGAAAGAACTTCCGCCCAACTGCTTCTGAGATTTTAGAAATAGCCATAGGAAACGCTGAAGCCAATAATGAACATTAGATGCCAGACTTGCAACCCGTAATTATAGGAACATATCTGATAGACCTGCGTTATGATCGGACTTATCCTCCAAATCCAAAAAATATTTAAAGGCTTCTAGGGTGGGAGAAAGAGTGAAGTGATTGAATTCCACATGTACTGAATGAATCATCCCTACTAACTCTCCTCTTTTATTTACGATTATTGACCCCGATGACCCAGCCGCCGCCGGAATAGTATATGCTGCCATGCCATTTTTTTCACCTACATAATATCCAGTTAACAGCGGGACCATATGGTTTGCAAAAATACTTTGAGGAGCAGCAAAGTTATAGACTTGTTCATCATACTTTGGAACTGAGTCTGCGATAGGAACTGCGTCCTGCCACAAGGTGTCAGTTTCTAAAATACAGATATCTTCTCCCTTATCTAACTTTTTTATTTTTAATATATGTTT